CAAGATCTATTGTGGGATTGATCTTGCAAAACAAGAGGACTACACTGTGGCTACCTTTATGGACTCAGATGGTCGAGTAGTAGAGATCTATCGAGCCAACGCACAAGAGTGGTCTACTATGACACGCGACATCTTAGACCTAATTAGAAAACACAGAGCAACAGTAACTATAGAGGTCAATAGTATCGGTGATGTTATCTATGAGATGATAGCCAAAGAGTGGCAAGACACACATCCATTCCAAACTACATCTAAGTCTAAAACAGAAATTATAGAAGGTCTGATACTAGATGTTAACGAAGCCAACATTCAGATACCTTCTAAAGCCTTGTGGCCTTATCTGTATGATGAGCTTACAGTCTTTACATATGACTATAACCCTAAGACTAGATCTATTAAGTATGGACATCCTCAAGGCTTCCATGATGATACAGTTATTTCATTAGCACTAGCCAATTGGTCTCGTAAACAGATGAAGTCCTATGGCCAATATGCTGTCATGGGTAAAAGGTAATTCAATCTACATGGAATTTATATTTCTTACTATATGAGCATGACGATTAATATTAACGACAAGAAGTACGAGATACCAGAGAGGTTGACTCGCGAGCAGTATGCGAAAGCCATACAGTTTGACTGGCATGAGACTAAATATTATCCAATGATAATGGCACAATTAACTGGTGCTCCTATTAACCTATTACTAAAGTCTAAGAAACAAGCAATGTATCTTGGTATGGCACTCTTAGTTAAATCTATGAATCAGCGTACTGAGTGTGAGATGTTAGACTTAGACAAGATTACCTTTGGTCAATTCGTAGACTTAGATGTTTACCTAACAAATGGTATCGAACAACACTTTAATGACATCGCCAACATCATTTGTCCTGAAGCTGAATGGGCTGACGAAATCATGTGGGCCATTGATCAATATGCCTCATTTAGAATGTACACACTGAGACAGTACTCTGTGCTTTTTGGACTGAATGAGAAGCTGACCATCGATGAACTCGAAGATGTAGATGACACAGACAGACAACACAACGCTAGATCGTGGTATAAAATTATAGTTGGTTTAGCCAATGGAGATCTGCTTAAAATAGATGAGGTTACTCAACAACCACTAAAGAAAACACTTAACTTTATGTCTTTACAAAAAGAACAACAGTTAGAAGAGAACCAACGTAAACTAAAAGAAAGAAGACAATATGACTTACAAAGAAATCGTTGATAAGATAGCTAGCATATGTGTAAACCATGACATTATCAGAGAATTTGGTTATGGTGCTATCTCTGATCTAAAAACTCTAAATAAGGAAGCTAATGCCAATATTACAGATGATTCATTATACGCAGAATCACAGACACTATATCCTTATGTGTTCTTAAACCCTACACAGTCTACCAGAACATCACAGATGATCTCATACAGATTTAATATGATTGTTATGGATACAGTGTTACCAAATGGTTTAGAGCTGTTAACAAACAACCCTGGAGACATAGATCAAAAGGATCCTCCTTACGAACAAACTCTACAAGTACAATCAGATTGTCAACAGTATGTAGATGATATTATTGCACGTCTAAGATTTGGCGATGCTATAACAGATAATTATGATCCATCAATAGATGTACAGTTATCAGTAAACCTAACACCATTTAAAGAGAGGTTTGCAGACACTGTTGCAGGTATGACAGCCACTCTAGAGATTCAAGTAACTAAACCAATAAATGAGTGTATAGCACCATACTAAGATGACAGTAGAAGAATTTGAAAGAGCATTAGAAGGTTTCGGAGAAACTCTTGGTAATCTATCACCAGTCTTATTTGACTTAGGTGGTCAGATTGTTGATGAGATGAAACGTAATGTACCTATCGATAGTGGTAACTTAAAGTCTAGTATCAAGGCAGTTATTGACGAGGACTCTTTATCGTTTGAGATGTTATACTATGGTTTATTCCAAAACTTTGGTGTTAAACCAGATTACAAACAAGGGCAAAACAACAAACCATTTACCTCAGAGTTTGGTGGTATTACAAATCCAACAGAAGTGCCATTTGGCATTGAACCTCAACCGCTCTCAGGAAAGTTCTATAAATATAAGACCAGACAGTTTGGTTTGCCAGCTCGTAAGTTCTTTGATGTAGACCAAATAGCTACACTCATTGCAAATGGCGTAGCAGATCAATTAACAACAGACATTTAATTATGGCAATATCAGTAATTCAAACACCATCAACACCATTCGATATGGCTTATGGTGCTAATCCAATCACACTAGGTAACATTAGTGGTAACGAAGACAAGTATGCACTTCGTATCTTCATAGTAGGTCAAGCTGACCCTATCGCAGATATTAGACAGACACCTAACAGAATAGGTCGTGCTGTCTTTGATATACAAAATGTATTACAGTCTTATGTAGGTCCACAGAACAACCAAGTGGATTCACAGTTCGAAGCAGGCATACCTCAGAGTCAGCGTCTGTCGCTCGCAGGTCCAACCTTAATAGAATATCAGATTGCATACGCAGCTGAAACAGGAGGCGTTGTAGGTAGTTTTACAACATATCCAGAAGTCTTTACTGCTATTGCTGGTTCTAAACAATATTTCCAAGTACCATTTGATACTACGCCATATCAACCATTGGCTTCAAATGATGATGCATCGCCACCATGTACAGTAGTAGACAGATATGCTAAACCCTTATCAGATAATAATTTTACAATAACGGATGCAGAACTAGCTGCGAGTGCTTTTGGTATCTACACATCACCAGGTGGTGTTGATGTACATAACGTCTATAGAGATGACATGTGTACTAAGACATTCTATCAGAAAGTAGCTAGAAATGGCTTTAATCCACCTAATGCACAAGTACAAGGCTTAGAGGCTTTCTATATTTTACAGTACAGTGCAACTTCATCTAGTCCAATACAGACTAACGTTATAGTTAATGCACAAGCAAATGGTGGTGGACCAAACACTACATACGGCCAAGGTACTCTAGTAGGTGGTCAATACCAAACCATTACAGCGGCAACAGGACCTGCTAACTTAATGGTACCTCTAAATGCTGCTACTGCATACTACTATATTATACCATCGCTATATGGTTGTCCTGAAGATCCACAGTCACAGTTAGATATAATGACTGAAGCTGCATGGAGAGCTCAGAAGTATATTGTCAACGATGTGAACTGTCAAGATTATGATCATGTACAATTCGCATGGCAAAACTCTTATGGTTACAGAGACTACTTTACATTTACTAAAAAGGTAGAACACTCAACAAAAACCAAGAATAACAATTTCCTGAAAGGCGCTGCTGACTACAATGGATTAGATTATTCAGTAGACTTACAAGACAGAGGCTACACTACATACAGCCAAAAGATAGAAAATCAGTTTAAGGTAACTAGTGGTTATATGCAAGACCAAGAGGCTGAGTTACTAAAACATCTATTCCAAAGTGCAGAAGTAAAAGTTAGATTTAGCTCAGGACCTTATGCTAATCAATGGGTACCTGTTACTATTACTAACACTGCATACAACGAGAAGACATACAGAAAAGACAGACTGTTCCAATACACAGTCTCTTTCAGATTAGCATCAAACATTAAATCAATGAGAGGATAATATGGTACAATTAAAAGTATACCCATCAGTAGATGCACCAGTTGATAGTTGTGTATTCTTAGACTTATATGAAACACAACCTATCAAACTGACTCTAAGTATTGAGGATATTACTAGTGCAGATGCTACATCAGTATTTAGTAGAACCTTTAAGGTACCTGCAACTAGAGATAACAATGAGTTCTTTGAGAATGCTTGGGAACTAGATGGGATAGACTTTGATATTACTATAAAGAAACCAGCAGAGATCTTAGTAGATGGCGCTGAATTTAAGACAGGCCATGTTAGACTACAGAAGATCTTTACAAACGCAGATCAAGATAAGATAGATTATGAATTACTCTTCTTAGGTGAGACGAGAGACTTTAGCTCTGCTATTGGTGAAGCTACTATGTGTCAACTACAATTAACAGATTTTAGTTGGGATGGTTTACCTGTTAGTTACTCAGATTCAGATGACTATGATGGAGCAGTTAACCACACTTTAGTTATGAATTCTTGGCAAGCGTATCCTGAAGGTGGACTTACAGATGGTGTTGCAGGTGGTAACCTCTTATTTCCACTAATAGATCATGGTAACGCATATCAAGGTAATAGCCTTAATTCATCTACAATTACTATTGGTAGTGCAGGTGGACAACAAAGATCGTTTACACATTCTGGTGTAAATGATAGATTACCTGCTGGTAGAATGAAACCTATGCTTAGAGCTAAAAGGCTATGGGATCAAATCTTTGAGAATAGTGGTTATACATACGAATCTAACTTCTTAGACTCTGAGCAGTTCTTACATATGTATGTGAGTGCCTTTGGTAATGAAGAAACAATTTCAATTGGCGTAGAACAAGACAGTGGCGGTACATTTGGTGGAAGTGCTTCATCACAGACCTTTGAATACTTTGAGCAACCAAATGGTAATAATGATGTTTACTCTTATTTATACCTTAGTAACCTAGTTTTAGGTGCTCCTAATTATACAGTAGGTCTTCCAGATGTTGGAGGTGCTGGCGACGGTTCTTACTACCTAGCTCCTGGACCTTCAGCAATTGGCGGTGCCTATTACAATATGGAGTTTGGTGCACAAGTAGATGCTCAGCAAGAACAGTCTGATAATGGTTATTCACCTATAGATTGTGCAGTACAGCTTTGTATTGTTGATGCACCAGGTGGTAATATCGTACACACCTTAGCTACAGGTAACTTTACATCAAATGGTAACTGGTCATTTGGAAGTTGGGATTCTAGAAATGGTGGCTATCAACCACAACTAGATGATATCTTTCAAATCTTTGTAACTAGCAATAATGGTGGCTATGATATTAGCCAAGTAGATCAAGCCTATTGGAAATGTCTAGCAGCACCTGGTGATTACTATCCTCCTAGAGACTTAGATTGTGAATATCAACAAATAGATTTTATCAAAGATGTTATTACTATGTTTAGATTAGTAATGCAACCTTCAGTTGATAGACCTAACCACTTTATAGTTGAACCATGGAAAGACTTCATAGGTTCAGGTGAAGTATACGATTGGTCAGACAAACTAATCAGAGAAAAAGACTTTGTTAGTGAACCTCTATTTAACACGCAATCAGCACAAATAGAATTTACAAAACAAGAGGATGAAGACTACATAAATAAGTTCCACCAAGATAATAACAAACACGCTTATGGTTGGTTAAGGTTTGATTCACAGAACGAACTCTTAAAAGGTAAGAGAGAAGTAGAAGTGTTAGGAATTGCACCTACTCCTTTAGATCAAATTATAGATACACAAAGTAGTACATCACATACAAACCCTAAATTCATCTTACCACAAATCTTTGAGGTAGATGATGACAAAAGATTACCTATAAAACCTAAGACTAGATTCTTATTCTATAATGGTATAGTAACTACTGGTGGTACTACATGGTACCTAAGTGCAGGTAGTGGAGCTCAAGATTATGAAGAGTTTGACGATTACCCATTAGTCTCACCTTATGAGTATTGGCCAATTGAAAATGTAGTAGGTCCACCTCCAGTTAACACACTTAATCTTAACTTTGCTAACGATACAAGATATTTCTTAGATCCTGATCCTAATGATTATACAACAGATGCTCAAGGAAATCTAATTCCAGTCCCTCCAATTTATAGTGAAATACCTAATACTTTATTTGAAACGTTTTGGGCTCGTTATATCTCTTCGCTCTATAATAAATTTAGTAGAAGAGTAACTGCATATTTTACACTTAACAATGTAGATCTGCAAACACTAACATTTGATGACATTATCTTTATAGATGGTAAGTATTATAGACCTGAAAAGATTATCGATGCACAAATAGGTGAAAGAACTGCAGTTAAATGTGAATTGATTACAGTTAAAGATCAAAGAATTGTATGGAGACCAGAGCCTCTTACAGGATTCTCTCTTATTGCACAGGATGGTCAATGTTTTGGTGATAGTGGTAGTTTACAAATTACAACAGATGGTACACCTCCATTCACTTGGGCAATCGGAGATCTAAGTGGAGGTCAACCACCAATTATGACAGGTACCTATAATGCACCAGTTGGTCAAGCGCCTTATATCTTTACAATAGACAACGTACCATTAGGTATTGATACAGTAACAGTGGTAGATAACTTTGGTAGATCAGCAATAGCTTCATATGAAATCGAAGCATCGACTGCTACACCAATTACAACAACATGGACAGAAACAGATGCTACTAATTGTACATCTCCTAACTGTAATGGTTCTATTTCAGTTGCAACACCTACTGGTGGTACTGCACCATACACAATTACATGGGAAGCAAGCATCTCTGGGTTTAATCCTACAGGACTTTGTCCAGATGACTATAGATTTTATATTACAGATGCTAATGGCTGTCAGAGTGACATGTATGAAGCTAGTGTGAGCTGTTCAGTTACACAAAACTCTTTTGAATTAAGAGAACACTTAAATAACTGTAGTCAATTGAGTGCACAAACTTATATTGCAGGTTATAGTGGATCAACTCAAATTAGTCAAGGTGACACAGTTAATCTAAATGAAATTAGAGGTTGTTTCGTTGTAATGGGTTCAGTTCAACAATCACCTAATTACACTATTAATCAAATCTATACCGATTGTGAAACATGTAATGGTGGTCCTACAGCTAACTCATGGTTAATTAGAAACTGTTCTGATCCTAATGACGAAAGGTATTTAAACTATGAGGATTACAACCTACAACCTGGTATGGTAGTTACAATACAAGAACCTGGAAATACAGCGTGTTATGAAGTTATAGAGGCTTCAACAGAGGATATGGATTGGGACGCAGATAATATATTTACAGATTGTGAAACATGTGAAGGCACAGATCCTGGTTATCAATACTTTATGGGATTCTGTGATCAAGAAACATCACCTTACAATTTACACTCTAATATACAATTACAATTAGGAGATGTGGTAGAAGTCTTAAATGGTCCGTTTGCTGGGCGTTGTGTAAGAGTTCTTCTAGATAATCCTGGTGCTACTACCTTTGGTGACTTAGATACTTCAACTATATATGATGATTGTACATCATGTGAAGGCCTAGATCCACAAGTTTGTACTACTGTTAATATACCAGCTCTTGCAGGTGCAGAAATAAGCTACGAACAAAATGGTAATACAT